CTATGTAACACATCCTTTCTGCGGTAATCTGTTCCGTTTTTGGGTACATCTGTACCGTTGGCAAATGCCGAAAAATCAAGGGTTTTCAAGGGGTCGGAACAGATGGTACAGATAAAATCCCAATTTGCTTATATACACATATCTTATATATTTTTTCTTATATAAGAAGAAAGTATATTAACATCTGTACCATCTGTTCCATGCCCATCAAAAGTAGGTGAAAAGTCTTGAAAATCAAGGGGTTCAGAACGGAACAGATGTATTGAAAATATCTGTTCCATATCTGTTCCACACGCTGTTCCAACTCCTACTGAAGAAGCACCTGTTCAGGCGGAAATATTGTCCGAAAGATACCAGACAATCAGGAACCAAACGGGATCAATGCTGAAATACTCGGCCACGGCCATAAGCAACAGCACAAGGGTCAGCACCACCAGCATTTTCTTCATCGGTGTTTCACCGCTGTACTCGCAATTTCAATGGCTACCGCCATACCCTTGAAATCACATTCATCACCTTCAACTTCCAAGGTGTCACCGTCAGCATTTTTCAGAACGGCGGTATAAACTTCATTTTCTTCATCATATCTGAACTGACAATCGTTTTCAGAATAGCGGTCAATATCTTCTTGGTTGTCACACTCCAAGAAGGTGAAATCCAGCAATTCAGCACCTTTGCAGTTGCCACCGATTTCAAAGGAAACATGGCCGGTATAATCCCATTGCATGAAAGTCACCCGGATTGTATGAACACCATGAAAATTAGGGTCATAAGAACTGATCATTTGTATTCCCTCCCGGTCTTACGGTCTTTGATTTCAATGCGGTTCAGAAGTTCAAACCCCGCCAAACGGGTGATGTATTTCAGCACGAAGATCAGGGTGTTCACCCGCTTCTGCTGTTCATCCTCGTCACGGATGATGTTCTTTGTGCCGTGATAGGCTGTCGGATCGTGATACCCTTCAGCATTTTCCCAAGGTTTAGGCATCGGTTTTCCCTCCTTCTTCTCTGTACCATTCTTCAATGTCACACCCAATGTCCTTCAGCTTTTTACGGGCCAACCACCCATCATCGGCTTGTTCCATCAGGTAATGTTCCCGTAGCTTCAAGGTTTCGGCATAGAACAGCTTCCACGCCAGCTTCAGGCGCTTTGGGCCAAAGCCAAATTGGGTGTGAAGCATCCACAGGATGGATGATTCTTTGTCCATGTCAAAGGCCCGATCATTTTCCACAATCTGTTTCTTGATTTCCTGATCCAAGGCCCGTTCTTCAGCTTTGTTGAACTGAACGGCGAAGATTTTACCACTGGACTTCTTAAACATCGGCATGGTATTCACTCCAAATATCATCGAAGCAAACCGGAATCAGGGCGTGAACCTTGTCCAACAGGATCAGGGCCACTTCCCGCATCTGCGGGTGTGCGGCGGGTGAACAGCGCAACTTCAGGAAATGCCGCCATTCACGAATGTTGGCCGTCATGACCACTTCCGTTTTCAGGCTGTTGGGCAGAACGGAACGGGCTTCTTGCGGGGTGGCTCCTGATTTCAACAAAGAAAAATAGCATTGTTCAGAGATCAGACAAGCGTTTTTCCATGCCCAATACAAATCAGAACCTTCAGGCCAGAAGCAAGGTTCAATCACCGTGATTTCCTCACCGAACTTGCCCTTGCCGTAATTACAATAGCGGGTGGATTCCTGACAGTAAGAAGCCATCCGGTGGCGGACGATCTCATGAGAAACCCCACGATCACAAATGAACTTCACCGTAAAGGAACAATGTTCCAGAACCGCTTCATGCCCACGCTTGATGATCCCGGCAACGAACTTTTCAGCGGAACCTTCCGTGATTTTGTCCTCGGACTTGTAGCAGACACGGCCACATTGTTCCAACCGCTTCAGGATGGTGGCCCCATCAATCGGGGTGATGAACTGCACATCAGGCTTGATAATTTTCATTTTCTTCAACCTTCTTTCTAAAAATATTATGTGTACCTCCGTTCATACTGCAATCGTTACAGATACCTTTGGTATCACCTTCAAAAGCACAATCACCACATGAAAAAACATCAGAAGAATTTTCTAATCTGGTTGGTATGTCCTGAAGTTCCGGGTGTTTGATTTCCATGTAAAGGGCGAACAGGCAATTCCAGCAAGCCGCCCGAAGGTGGGGTTCATCGTCCATCCCCATCATGTACTTGGCAAGGTGGCGGAAGGCCGAATCAATCAGGCTGTGAATGGGAATACCCTTTTCACAGTTCCGTTCACCATACTTCAAGGCCCCTTCTTCACAATGTTTGGAAACCTCTATCAAGGCTTCCCACGGAAGTAAATCCATGCGGCCTTTTCCGCTGTGCATATCACGAACAGCGCCGGTTCCAAACTCGGTGCGTTCACCGCTGTCTTTAATCATGCCAACCAGTCAACCTTTCTAAATTATTTTTTAATCCGGCCACAATCTCACGGGCTTCCATCGTACCCGTATGCTTTGCAATGGCTTCATTTCGCCGATCCGTCAAGAAACCACGATCCAGCGGGTGGCACTTTTCCAAATCAGCATTACACCGGTTGATTTCTTGAACCAAGGCTTCAGCACGGGCCTTCAGCCGGTCTAAACATTCCTGAAGAATGGCCTTCTGGTATTGGGCGATTGTTTGAATGTTATTTTTCAATTCAGGATCATCCCGGTATTCAATGGCTGAATTGACATCAAGGCCGTGTTCGGTGCAAAAGGATTCTGCATCAAACAAGCTGTTGAACACCCGCCGCCCAACCTTGGCGTAAGGAATGTTTTTGTTCTTGAACTTGGAATATGTGTGGGCCATTCAATCACCAGCTTTTTCAAAGAATTTTTTATAGTTCATTCCATCTTCACAGATTTGAACAATGTAGTTGCATAACCCATCCGGGATTCTGGATCGTTCGACATGATTTTTCAGCCCTTGGGTGCCTGTTCTCGCTCCCCGTGGGGCCGCTACATGGCACGGATCACCATTATGGCACGGTGGCTTGAACCGGGGTGCTGGATGATTTGTAAAAATGTCCGTGGGCTTCATCCTCATATCACCGTATTGGCAGTAAGTAAGGGTGTAACGGGGCAACCCTTTCATGAAGTCCATTTTTCGCATCCCGCCACGGGGATTCTCTATGAACCAGAATGTGGGCTGAAGTTCTGAAATCAGTTTCAAAACATGGCAGTTCAGGGCATCACAGAACTTGGCATATTCTGAAACCGGGGCCAAGTTTCCATTTGGTTCTTGAACCCGATGATGGGAAATACCGGCTATGCTATAAGTGGTACAATCCGGGGAAGCCCAAATAACATCAGGCTTCCCGAACCGTTCTAAAATGTCGGCGGAAGTAATTTTTGAAATATCCATGTACCACGATATATCCGGGAAGCTATCATCCCATTCGATGGAATACACATCATGCCCCCCCCCCGCGAAGGCCCGTCCAATAGAACGGGTTCCAGCAAATAATTCAAGAACTTTCATTCTGTGTCACCGCCTTTTACAAACACACGGGTTTTCCGATTTCTAATCCATTTCAGGGCCGTTGTGAAACCACAGCGTTTTGTGATCTGCCGGGAAAACTCAATCTTGGAAAGGGCTTGGAAGTTGTTCGCAATGCAATATTCCTTATACCGGCGATACACGGAATCGGTGGCTTCATTTTCAATCCCGTCAACACCCACTTCATTGATGAACCCAATGATTGGGTTGTTGTTTTCCTCGTATTCATCCAACTGCCCCTGAACTCTGGTGGAAGTGGTGAACTGTGCATTGCCAAGAACCCGCTTCAACCCCTGAAGGCCAAGCAAGGCCAGATATTCCATTGAACCCTGTTCACACAGTTTATCCTTGATGAACGGGCGGAAATCGGCATCATTAGGGGTAAACTTGGCATCGAAGGGAACAATCACCAAACGCCGCTGAACGGCTCCGGTTTTGTCCTTGATACGGGGGATATTGTTGGCGCTGAACAGGAATTTGGAATAATTGTTGAACTCAAAAGGATCTTGGCCTTTGCGCTCCACATTCACCCGATCACCCGTGACCAGCTTCTTGAACACGGAAGCATTGGCAATAAATTCATCACCAATATCATCACCGATGTTCGCCAGCTTGCCGAACAGTTCAGCGGTTTTGAACCTATCGCCCAATTCCTTCAGGTCAAGGGAAGCAATGTTCTGATCCCCAAGAAGGTTCTTCACCACATGAAGGAAGGTAGATTTGCCGTTGCTCTTATCGCCAATCAGGATGAAGGCTTTGCCAAGTTCATTGCGGCGGTACATACAATAGCCCACCATTTCTTCCAGCAAGGCCCGAACTTCAGGATCATCACAGGCCAACCGGTTCAGGGTATGATCCAACAGATCATCATGGGCGGCGGGGTTGTACGGCCACGGGATTTTGTTTGTAATGACTACATCCGGGGTGAACTCTTTGAAAGAACCATCCCGGATATTGTAAAGGCCGTTGCTGAAAGCGATGATATTCGGGTTGGTGGCCTTGGTGTTTTCCTCAATCATGATTTCCAGATAGGACAGGACTTCCGAACGCCACGCCCGTTTCAGGTTGCTGATCAGCTTGATCATGGCCCCTTCAATCTCACCGGCACCGGAAACATAGATACCATCCTTGTAAATGTGAAGCTGGTTATTGATCTTCACAATATGGTTGTTGTTTTTCAGGTAGGTGGCGAACTTATCAAACAGGAAGGTTTTATCCCGGAAGAAGGATGTTTTCTTGAAGGCATCATCCCGAAGGATCACATCAAGTTCCTTGTCGGAAAGTGGTTTCTTCAGCACATAACGGTTAATCAGCCTGATACATTCACGGGCTTCTTCCTTGGTAAAATCGTCACTCTGAAGGGTCAGAATGTAGTTGAACAGGGTTTGGTTCCGCCCATCACCTTCCCCAAGATTCGGGAAATCATAGTTGCTTTTCACCGGGGTTAGCCACTTGGGAAGTTCCTGAATCTCCCCCTCAGGGAAGTCATACAGAATGGGCCGTTCCACGCCACCAGACTTCAAGATTTCATAGCTGTTATTGGCTCCAACCTTTCCATCCGTGATGATACCCACGGCCAAGGTGCATTTCGTCCAGCTTTTTTTAACACCACAGTTCTTGAACAAGAAGTGTTTTCCCCGTGTGGTGGCGTACACTCTGCACTTCAGTTCTAAATCCTGAACAATTCTGAACAAAAGTTCAGATGTTTCCGCATCATCCACATCAATCAGGATGGTTTCTTCCCCAAGAATACCGGCGTATTCATCAAGGTCTTGGACTTCAGAACGGGTTTTCAGTTTTTCAACGCCTTTGAACTTTTCAAGGCATTGTTTATTTCTGGTAGGCACATAGCCCCTAAACAGTTCCATGCTTCAACGCTCCCCCCCCCCGAAAGGTTTTATTGTTCATCGTTCCACCCCGAAATCTTTCAACCGATCCCAAGCAACATCAATGTAATATTGCTTGTCCAGTTCATCCGGGATGGGAAGGTTGGTCACATCATCATTGATGAAGAAACAATGATCCGGGGTGTTGCCGAACTTTTCGGGGTTCTTTTCCCGGCCCTTGACGATTTTCCCGGAAACCTTG